CTATCAATGATCGGTTCGGCGTTCTTCTGATTGGTAACCTTGACGGGCTTCCCACATGCTGAACACTCGTAAAGCGGCGGGAATGTCATCATGCTTCCGTGATCGTAACCGCACCAATTGGGAAGCGGGGCTGAATCTGGTTACTAACCGCAATCGGGCTATTGAGGTCGCCATAATGGAACACATCAGAAGCGCCTGCGCCCTTGGTAGTTGCCGCCGAGGTGATCGTGTTACCGGATGCACCACACTGAGGAAACTCGATTGCCGCCGCATTGCTGGTTGATCCACCGGAAGGTGCTGCCCATCCAGCTACAGAGCGAGCTACATCTTGTGCGGCATAGTTGGTATAGGTCGCCTCGTTCGCACTTCCCGTACTTGCAGCGGTGTAGCTTGCGGTAGCCAGTCGTACCTTGATGTTCGTGATTGGTGAAGATGCAGCATTGTCGGCAATGTTGGAAATTGCGGTGGCGTTGTAGTACAGGCCGAGAATGTTATTGCAGGTTACTGTTCCTTTGGGCATTTTCTTTCCTTAAATTAAGTTAAACCTGAGTCCAGCCGAATACACCCGGCTCCCACACGTTGTTACCAGCGCCATCACCCTGACTCACCTGCCAGTCGTTCCCGTTGTGGGAGCACAGATCGCCGGTCCCTGTGAAAGGATTGAGCAGTTTATAGGCGTCGTACTGATCGAGCGGCTGCACCCACGGCAGCGCCTCGCCGGGGATCTTGGCCTGCCGGATAAGTGCAGGGATCAAAGCAGGGTCCGGATAGATCGCCGTGTCGTAGGTCTGGATGACCCACCATAGGACACCATAGACATCGACATAGAGGCCGGGAATGACCACGCCAGTGAGCGGCAGAGCATCCTGCCCCCATGTGGCACCAGCAGTGGCGGCGACGTGCCGCGTAGTATCTACCGGGTCGTCACTGCTGCTGATGAGCACTCCATCAATTGATGCAACGGCAGCTTCGAATGCCGGGTCGCCCCATGCATGAAGTAGCGCCACGGAAGGTGACGGGCCAGCATAGGCAGGAACGCTGAAGTTGCCGGGCCCATAGGACTTGACTCCGGGAGTTTGCGCGGTGTTGTTGAGCAGGTCGTTTGCCGCCTGCATGTTGGCGGCGGGGATGGAGGCGGAGAAGTTTGAACTCATGCTGTTGCCACCTTCGCGGTCAGCCACGCCGTCAGGTCGGTTGTCTCTTGAGTCGTAAGCGCACGATTGACAATCACGACGCCAGCATTATCGGTTGATTCCGCCCAAGTGGTTCCAATCGTCTGCCCTGTGAGAATAGTTGGGCTTCCACCAACAACTGCCTTTGCCACGGTGCAAGACGAACCAAGAGAAGACGGGAACGTGGTGTTTAGTACGTCATCTACAACGTCGTAATCGTTGTACTTAGCCAAGCCAGAGGTCTTGTACAGCGGGCGCTTGGCGGCAGTGTCTTGGGAGGCGTGGTTGCCGGATATACGCTTGACAGAAAATTCTGAGATTGTGGCTGTTGTCCCGGCAGCAGTGGCGACTATAGCGGCAGCTCCAGCCCCTGCGGATCTGACCCTCTCTGTGTAAGTTCCCACCGAGGTTCTAGATGTTCCAACAGATCCACCGCACTGCGGTCGAATACTCCCAGCAGACATCGCCGTTATCGTGACGGTGAATTCCAGAATATCGCCAGCCGCAGGATTCGTGCTTGTGTTACTCGCGTAGTCATTGGCAGCAGATGCACTAAACGTAAGATTCCCGCCGGATATTACCCCACCAACAAGAGTCCAGCTTGCACCAGAATCGAACGATCCATTTACAACCAACTCTTGTAGCGCCAGTTCCTTGCTCTTGTCCAGAATCAGCCCGACAGGTTGCCCATCCGCAGTGACCGGCGTAGTGCCTGCGCTGTCTTGGAACATCGTGGATAGGTCGCTAGGGTCGTACCATGCGCCTTGCTCGCCTGATGCAAATAGCGCCTCGATTACCGCGTCAGGGTTGGTTGATCCGCCTATAAGCCCATAAGACGACAGCGCCCCATAGCTATCAGCCGAGAACGCAGTAGAGATTGCGCTAGAGATTGGCCGCGCAATATTGGCGACGAGTGCGACTGTCATGCTTGATTTACCGTGACGGTTACTTCGGCATCGGTTCCGCTAATAGCGGTGACGTTAGCACGTACCCATGCCCATTTGGCAAACGCTGCAAGTCCGTCAGAAGTTACTGCCGTACCAAGGGTAAGTGTAATCGTGCCGAGGTCAATCCAGTTGGCGTTATCGTTGCTGACCTGAATCTTTACCGTAGCTGCGCCGGTAGTGGCGGAGACTTTGCCGGATGCCTGTGCGGTGAAGTCGGAGCCGTTCAGGGAAATTGCAGAACTAGCGCCGGTCGTGATGCGCGAGGAAAACAGTTGAGTGGTTTGCATGATTAGTCCTTACTTGGTCACGGTTTCTATTGTACGTTTATATAACGTCTGAATCATATGGTTATTTCCCAATCCCCAGTACTGACCCGACACCGAGCTTAACGGCCAGCGTTCCGATGGTCAGCAGGAACAGGATGTGTAGAATTCCCCAGATTGATTTCTTGGCGATGTCGGTCTTCAGGTCATGCCAGAACTCTTCCTCGGCCCGCGCGGCGGCAATCATTCGCGCATGCGCTTCCCGATGGTTCTCAATCCCGTCCGGGAAGGCGTGCATCAGCTCGCGCTTGGCGTCAAGAATTGAACCTTCGAGCATGGCCTTTATCTTCGGCATTTCGCCATCGGTATGACGTGCCAAGGCGTCGTCAATATCGGCTTTGGTCAGTGCTGGTGCCATAGGTTGCTTTCTTGTTTTTGGGAAAATAAAGTTCCGCGAGTCTGTCAGTCATATAAACCCCTAGATTTGACTTTGTACGCCAACCGCACGACCGTTAGCATCCCTGACGATGTACTTTGGAGCCGATAGCGCAGAAGCCATGCCCTGAATGCTCTGCATCACTTCCCTGATAACTTCCATGTTCGGATCAACCATTCCTGCTTGGTCAATCTTCGTTGTGTCATCTACGCTCTGAGTGCTTCCAATCTGGGCCGAGATGATCCCTGCGGCTAGTTCCATCAACTTCGCTTCTTTGCTTGCCTCGATCTCTGCGGCCTTGATCCGTTCATTGCTGATGATCTGCATTTGTTCAAGTTCTTTCTTCTGCTGATAATCAACAGCCATCTTCTGTTTCTCAAGCTCGGTCTCGGCAACGAACTTCTGTTGTTCGGCCTGCAAGTCCATTTGTTTTGTCTGCATCTTGCCTTGTTGCTTTACCTGTTCAACTTCCAACAGAGGATTGGCCTGCGGTTGTTGCGGTTGTTGCTGTTCTGGATCAGTGAAGAACTCGTTACCATCAGAGAACCCGGCATTCTCAGCAAGACGTTTCGCGGCAGAGTAGATATTCTTTGGAGTCGATACACCAATCGCCATCGCTTCTCGTTGAACCTGAAGAATGCTCATCAAGTGGGCGAGTTGGGCATCCTTGTTACCAGTACCCAAACCAACCGCAATGGTCATATCGGTACGGGTTTGCCATTGACGTGGATCAACCGGAACCCACTTATTGTTCAACCTGAAGATAGTCGCCTTATCAGCGTGTTTCTTGAGCAACTCATGGGTAAGCTGGAACATCCGCTTTACACCGGACTCAGCGAATATACGTGCTACAAGTTCCATGCGCTGTTGTGCAGCGCCCATGATCTGATTGATACCAGTCGCCGTCTTGTTCAGGCTATTTGCATCAAGACCTTGATTGTACTTCGTAATCCCTGTACGAGCCTCTTTCTGTGAATCGAGATAGGTAAGCCCTTCGATAGCCCCTGCGCCGGTATTCGGATGCACCAATGGAAGGATCGCCATACCAGGATCGCCCTGCACCCGAACGATGCCACCAGGACGCGATACAAGCATGTCGTCAAGATTCACACGGTCAGAGATTGCATACCGTCCGTTATTCGACAGATACAGGCCGTCAAGATACTGGCGCATGATCGTTGAACGGATTAACTGAACGTCTTGAACCAGATCAGCCAATGACAGCCCTACATGCCTGTGAGGCATTGGCAACGGGCAGAGCGCAGCGTAATAGACGTTTTCAGCCTTGGCGCGATAGAGAATCTTGTCACCGACGATGTAGTAGCGCATGAGTTCAGCGATACCGTCGCCGTCAGAGTCGATACGGATGGTTACATCACGGAACCACACCATTCGCGTAGAAGGATCAGCACCTTCATAACCTTCGGCATCTTCGTCGTAAAGGTTACGGGCTTCTGCAATGCCACCGTCTTCAGTCGATTCGTCGTAGTCGGCAATGTTGTCATCTACATCGAATCCCATCAGGCGAATGTCGGAGATAGTTTTACGGGTGCGATGCTCGATAAAGTTGGCGTCTGATAGATCAACCTTACGGCAGGCCATATCAACGAGGATTTCTTCAGGCGGAACAGGATCAATGCAAACCTTGCCGTTCTTCGTAACCCGCTTGACCGTGATGTTGTAACCGATCTCGGTCTGTTCAGCGGAGACAATCTCAACGCCTTTGTCCTGCGCCAGCATGACCAGTTCTTCTTCAGACAGGTTAGCGTAGGTATCTTCGATTACGTCTTCCTTGGTATCCCAATAGATTTTGACGTAACCAGTCTTCATCATGAGCGCATCCTTGAAGAATGTGTATAGCGTCATAAATGAGTCATTTTGCTGCATTACTACGTGATTGACGTAGCTTGTCTCTTGTTCGGCGGCATCTACGTCTTCAGCGCCTTTGGGCGTGAATTCAACCGCTTTGTCTCCAGCCGTGAATATCTTCAGCAGGCTAGGAAGCATCCATTCGATTGTTTCCAGCGTATCACGAGTGACTACTTGCGACCGACCATCTACTTCATTGCCGTATGGCTTTCCAAGATAGTAATCGAGAGCCTGTTCGCGTTCAGCGTTGAGCGTACTGGACATATAGCCATAAGACTCACTGGCTTTAGTCTCAATGGAATTGAGAATCTCCGAATCGGTAAGATTGCTCTTTACCTCATTCTCGGTTGATTCTTGGTCGTCCTCTTGCTCTGGATTCATTTGCAGCCTTTATCTCAACCGTTTCCGGCTTCTGGATATTCTCTTGAATGCTTACAACCATAAGTTCCAGATCAGAAACCCGCTTCTGCAAGTCCCTGATTAACTCGATTACTTGATGCCCATTCATATTATATCCCTATTATCAATGCAAATAATATCTCAAACAACCCACCCGTTTGAATAGTTAATGGGCTTCCATTGTTCGTTATTCATTGAGTCAGCAACGACGCACATATAGCGGAATACATCAGCTCCGTGAGAATGCTCATCGTGTAACGGAGCGCCAGGTTCATTCGTCTGATTGTTGATCTGTCGTCTGTAACGCTTCAAACAGTTGATTAGCCTATCTGTACCTTGCTTGTGGAAATAAACCTGACTGAAGGCCATACGTGCAGCCTTGATGCCATTCTCTAGCCCGATCTGCGGAACAATCTCAACCGACCAGTTGAGTTTCTGTAGTATCTCTTGCGAACTCTTTCCGGTTTTGAAGTCTCTCGTAGCGCCATCGTGAGGTAGAAACAGTTTCCCGTAGTTGAGATTCTTGTTTCTCAACATGGACGAGTAGTAATCAAGTGTCTTGTGGTCATCCTCGATATATTCAATAACCCTGATCTCTGATCTAACCTTCTGGCAGAGAATGATTGCCATTGAGTCATTCCATCCAAGATCGAATACCACATGCACCTTGAGAAGTGGATCGTAAGGAACGTTGCAGATATTTCCGTTAGCCTGCGCCGCTGTAATTTCGTGTGAGTATATAGCGCCATCTACAGCGGCTTTACATTTCCCTTCCCAAATCCAGGCGTAATCTTCAGGATTAGTTTCCTTGCAGTGCAGGCGCTCTTTCTCCAGGACTTCAGGGAACCAAGGGTTATCGTGGTAATTGACTTCAGCCGATAGACAATCAGGCGGCTTGTTTTCTACGTATCGTTTCCATACCTCGTCCGTGTCTAGTTCAGGATTGAACGATACCCATATCTCTGATTCAGGCTTGCGGATTGTAGGAATGAGAATGTCTAGTGACTTCTTCGAGACTGTCTGGGCTTCTTCAATCCACACTCGGTCAATACCTTCATAGCTCTTGATGCTTTCTACCGTGTGATTTGCTAGGCCAGCGAATACGAACAGGCTTCCATTCTTTCCGCGTATCTCTGTCTCTGTAGAATCGAAGAACGAACCAAGCTCCATTGCCTGAATCTGGTCATCAAGCAATCGTTTGACTGATTCCTTGATTGACTTCTGCACTTCGCGTGTACATAGGATGCGGGTAGGCTTTGCGTAAGCCTGTAGAAGTAGGGCTTTGGCGAATGACCAGGACTTTCCTGATCCTCTGCCGCCAAATGCTACTTTGTAACGCGATGGTGAGAACAGGAATGTCAGCTTGTCCGGTATCTGGACAACAAGATCATTCATTCTTTGGCGATACGCCTTGAACGATGATCTGTTTGAAACTCAACTCACCCGATAGGCTCATATCTCCATCGACAACAACGGATGACAGTTTTGGATGAATATACGGAGCAGCAGACTTTGCGGCATCAATCCTGTCTTTCTGGTCTTGAGATACATCCCGCATTACTTCTAGCAGATACTCAAGAGGAGACATTCCGGCCTCGATAGCCTTTTCTGCCAACTCTCTAGTCTTTTTAGTGCAAGAGCCTTTCTTGCGACCAGCGCCTTCTCTTAATCCGCCACGATTTGATTTTGAAACAATGTTATCAATCGTTGCCATTTTGCGAATTCCTTATGGATTGTTCGCCACTGTATTAGATCAAATCATGCTGAAAGTCGTTCGCAAAGAGCATAACCTTCTAGCGGCCAAATTTTTTCTTGAGCATTTTTCAATGCAATTTTCATTCCTATATCAGCGTCAAAGTTGTCTTTACTAGCACAAGCGCTTTCGCCTATAACAGAAAATCCGTTTTTAAGCGTAATACAGCACACCGTTACAGTGGTTCCTGGGAAAACATAATACTGTACAGTAACCTGAACGTCTTCAATGCGCTGCGAAGTAACTCGATTTGACGTAAGTCCTTTAGATTGAATTTCTTCCTCGATTTTTTGATCGTTCATTTTGATTACCTTTTAGATTAGAGCCGCCGCTTCTTTCAGTGCGAGTCTGGCGGACTGGACAATGTGAGTTTGCAGGTCAATCTTTTCATTGATGTCTGCAAGTTGAGCTTGAAGTTCGTTCTTCTTGTCCTTGAGCGATTGGAGTTTGTTTTCCTCTTCGCTCTGGATTGAAGCAAGCCGGATTACTTCTTTGATTTCTGCCGGGATCGCCATGATTACTTCTTCGGAGGGCGTTTCTTTTTACAGGCCATGAATATCTCCTAGTGAGGATGTGATTATTCTATAGTATTTATTGTCATTATGGCTAATTCCGTTTATCCACAGATTATTTGATATTAGATAATCCTTGTCTGTTTCTCTCATACATCCATCACAGGATTGGTCTATTGCTCTACGGTCGAATCTACATAAGCGTGATTGATCGTATTGCTGGCATCCGTATTTCATGGGAGTCTGTAACGATCGCGGCAGAATCCACATGCTCCATTGACCAGGCGAACGTAATCATTTCCGCAAAGGTCGCATGTTCCGGCTATTCCTACTGGCATCTCTGAAGCACGGCGCATGGCGTCTTTAACGTGATCGTCTATTACTGATTCGATGAAATAGCTCGCTTTATCCGCTTCGTCGCCGTGGCATTCTTCGCGTTCAATCTCCATTTCTCAACTCCTTAAGTTGTTCCGAGTAGTATTTGATTGCTTCTTCTGCCAGCAATCTAACTTT